CAGGCATCTCTAAACTGAATACCAACACAGGCTTATCACTTGCCATGGCGGCATTTTCACAAAGGTTCATCGCAAACGTGGTTTTACCCATAGAAGGACGTGCAGCAACAATGATGAGATCCGAAGGTTGTAAACCTGCTGTTTTCTTATCTAAGTCAACAAAGCCCGTTGTGACACCTGTCACACCGCTATGATTTTCAAGCTTACTTAAGGTATCAATTCGAGCAATAGTACTTTCCAACACGCTGATCACATTTTGAGGTCCTTCAGTTGAAGAGCTACGTTTTTCAGCAATAGCAAACACTTCTCTTTCAGCTTCATCCAACACCATTTTGATGTCTTTGCCTTTCGGAGAATAGCTGTTTTCTGCGATACGATTTCCCACAGCAATAAGCTCACGCAAAATCGCTTTTTCACGCACGATTTCAGCATAAGCCAAAATATTAATGGCATTTGGGGTGTTATTAGAAAGATCAGCGAGATAAGCAAAACCGCCTACGGAATCGCTAATACCTTTTGCTTTAAGGGCTTGATCAAGGGTGATTAAATCAATCGGTGTTTGGTTACGCATTAATTCTTCCATGGTTTGGAAGATTGCTTTATGCGCAAAAGTATAAAAATCCTCAGCGATCACTCTTTCTGCAATACCATCCCAATGTTGATTACTCAACATGATGCCGCCAAGTACGGCTTGTTCAGCTTCAGTAGAATGAGGCGGGATGCTAACTTGTTCAGTTTTCTGATCAGGTGATTGGATTTGTCTTTGTGAGGCCATAAGGATTTCAATTTAAACTAAAAAACTGTGCTTATGATACCGCAAATACGAGGTGGTTTTAAGAAAAAAGTGCGGTGAATATTTTCAATATTTTAGACATAAAAAACGGTGGAAAAATCCACCGCTCTTTTTTATTCATGAATATTGATTATTCAACTGTTAAAGTACGACATACGTTAGTTGTACCTTCTGATTCATCACCTTGTGTTAATAAAACAAGATCACCTGAAACTAAATAACCTTTTTCTTTTAATAGGTTAATCGCTGCTTTTGCACCTGCAGAGCTACGAGATTCACCATCAAAATGAACTGGAGTGACACCGCGGTATAATGCGCAACGGTTTAATGTTTCTTGAACACGAGAAAGTGCAAAGATTGGTAAACCTGAGCTGATACGTGACATTAATAATGGTGTACGACCAGAGTGACTTAATGTAATGATTGCAGCGATACCGCTTAAGTGGTTTGCGGCGTACATTGCAGACATTGCTACTGATTCTTCAATATCTCTGAACTCACGATCTAAACGGTGATGAGAAATATTGATGCTAGGCATTTTTTCTGCACCTAAACATACGCGTGCCATTGTCGCTACAGTTTCAGCTGGATATTGACCTGCTGCAGTTTCCGCTGAAAGCATTACCGCATCGGTACCATCTAATACCGCATTTGCCACGTCCATTACTTCTGCACGAGTTGGCATTGGGTTGCTGATCATTGACTCCATCATTTGAGTTGCTGTAATAACAGCACGGTTTAATTGACGTGAACGACGAATTAATTTTTTCTGTACGCCAACTAATTCTGGGTCACCGATTTCCACACCTAAGTCACCACGTGCAACCATGATCACATCAGAAGCTAGGATGATATCATCCATTGATGCCTCATCAACTACGGTTTCAGCACGTTCAACTTTAGCAACGATTTTCGCTTCTAAACCAGCTTGTTTTGCTAACTCACGTGCATAGTTTAAATCTGCACTTGAACGTGGGAAAGATACCGCTAAGTAATCTACACCGATACGTGCAGCTGTGATGATATCTGCTTTATCTTTTTCGGTTAATGCATCTGCAGATAAACCACCGCCTAATTTGTTGATCCCTTTATTGTTTGATAATGGACCACCAACAGTCACTTCAGTAAATACTTTTGCACCGTCAGTAGAAAGGACTTTTAATTGAACACGGCCATCATCTAATAAAAGAATATCGCCTGGTACAACATCTTGTGGAAGTGTTTTATAGTCTAAACCAACGGCTTCTTGATTACCTTCACCTTTTGGTAATTCCGCATCAAGAATAAATTTATCACCAACATTTAAGAAAATTTTGCCGTCTTTAAAAGTAGAAACACGAATTTTAGGGCCTTGTAAGTCACCTAAAATTGCCACGGTTTTACCTAATTTTTTCGCGATCGAACGAACACGCTCAGCACGCTCAATATGATCATCTGGTGTACCGTGAGAAAAGTTCATACGTACAACATTAGCGCCTGCTGCGATAATTTTTTCAAGATTGTTATCGCGGTCTGTAGCTGGACCCATTGTACATACAATCTTCGTTCTTCTTAATTTTCTAGACATTATCTAAACTCCACAAATAGTTACAATTTAAAAAAGCTTTTTTAATTTCGGCTCATCCGAGATAAAAACCGTCGCGCATTATACGCTTAAACCACTGCAAAATCAAAACAAGCACTGAGAGTTTTTGCAACAAATTTTGGTTATTTTTTTAGCAGCTAAATTTAACTTAAAACAAATCCCCTTGTTTTCATCATTAAAACTGTTTATCATCTGCCACATCTTTTACGCGACTATAGCTCAGTTGGTTAGAGCACCACCTTGACATGGTGGGGGTCACTGGTTCGAGTCCAGCTAGTCGCACCATCTATCAAAGCCAGTAAATTTCTACTGGCTTTTTTCTTTCCTAAAGTTCACCTCAAAAATCAATAACTTATCTATAATTAATTCAATTCATCACTAAAATTTCAAGCCTTAAATATTGCCAGCTTTTAGTTATTTTTATATATTTCTTGCTGTTAATTACGCCAAAATTACGCCTTATTTGGTCTAATTACGCCAATTTAAAAGTGTGAGGTAAATTATGGCTACAATGCGAAAACGTGGTGATAAGTGGCGTGTTGAGATTTACAAAAATGGACAAAGAAAGTCTAAAACTTGTAAAACAAAGGCAGAGGCTACTCAATGGGCTTTAGAAGAAGAAAAGAAATTAGAGCTACAAGAACAAGGGTTACAACCAGAAACCGTCTTAGCGGACGTCGTAGAGCGTTATTTGCGAGAAATTACACCAACTAAACGAGGAATACGCCACGAAACGTTAAGATTGAACAAATTCGCAAGACATCCAATTTGCAACAAGTTTATCGGTGATGTAACGAGAAAAGACTTTGACCAATGGATAGCAGAAAGAGAAAAAGAAGTTAGCGGTGAAAGTATTAGACGAGAATTATCCACCATTAGAAATATTTTCAATGTAGCAGTCGAGCGTTGGAATTATATCGAAAAAAATCCGATGATAGGGCTTGTGTTACCCAAAGGCAGTGAGCCAAGAACGCAAAGATACTCCGATGATGAAATAGAAAGAATACTCTACGTTAGCGGTTATAACGATACACTCAAAACAATCAGAGCAAGAAGTTGTGCAGCTATGTTATTTGCGATTGAAACCGCAATGAGAGCTGGCGAGATTTGTGGATTGACTTGGGATAACGTGAATTTAGAAAAACGAACCGCTTATCTACCAATGACGAAAAATGGCACTTCTCGGACTGTTCCTTTAACAAGAAACGCTATGGCTATTTTGGAAAGATTGAAAAAAGAAATTGGGAACGCTGGTTTGTGTTTTCAATTAGATACTCGTTCGCTTGATGCTGCCTTCAGAAAGATTAAGAAAATGGCAATGTGTGAGCATTTACGTTTCCATGACACCCGAAGAGAGGCTTTGACAAGATTGGCGAAAAAGGTTGATGTAATGACCTTGGCTAAAATATCGGGACATAAAGACATTCGGATATTACAAAATGTCTATTATGCCCCGAATATGGAAGAAGTTGCGGAATTATTGGATTAAAAATCATTACAGTTTAAAGCGCGGTCATAACAACCGCACAATGATTGCTCAAAGTGCGGTTAGTTTTAGTTAAGACCTATTAGATTACGATTTGACCATTCTCTTTCAAATAAGTATAAATTCGATCCAGGTCAATTTGTTCTGTCGTTTTACCAATATCGTCTTTAGTTAATGGTTTGCTCATTAGCTCTTTAGCTGCCACGGCATCAATCCATTTATACTCAGAGATGATAGGTGTAAAGTTAGTCACGGAGCCGTCACTATCCTCACCAGTACCTAATACATACTTAGCATTAATTGAGCCGTCCTCTTGTTTTGAGTACGTAGCAATAGCTGAGTACATTGGGTTTAATATTTTGTTAAATGTTGTCATATTTCGCTCCTAAAGCTGTGTCATTGTTGTAGTGTTTGATACTGCGTATGCAGCGATGCAGATTTTTGGGGCTCCACCGCTAATATCGAAAAACTCTGGCGGCGGGTTTTCATCGTGGTGCGTATATAAATATCTGAGTGATTGATTAGCCTCGACCGTAAATGTTTTGTGTGAATTAACGATGAAGAAAATTCGCTTGACCGGTGCGGCGGATATATTTATCAACGATTGATAAAAACTAATAGTTTTATAAACCCTAGCAATAAACACCTCGCACAAATTGCCACCTACCAACTGATTAACCTCTAACGTGCCACTAAATTTACCAGTTACACCCTCTAGTCTAGCGCCTTTTATCGTGCCACCGTTGATATTTGTACCGTTTATTGTCGTACCTGTAATCGTGCCGCCTGAGATATTATTACCGTTGATATTGTTACCATGGATATTAGTCCCTGTAATATCACCAGCATTAATTCTCCCGATATTAGAGCTAATGGCAGATAAGCTAGTTACATTTAACTTATCCGCAGTAAGTGACCGTGTAGCAATGTGAGTTGCTCCAATGCTACCTGCTGCAACATGTTTCGCAGCTACTGCACCTGTTGCAATCTCATTGGCCGTAATGCTATCAGCCGCCATTTGTTGAGTGGTGATTGATTTAGTAACAATCGACCCACCATGAATAGCAGTTACACCAGCATTTTGCCAAGGACTAGGTTGAATTGTGTATTCGGTACACTCCTCGAGCATTGGTCGAGACACGTAGTAGGCTGCATGAGTTTTATCCCGCGAAAAATGATTAACTCTTATTAAAAGTAGTATTTTACCAGTTTGAGGTGCTTTAAACTTAACAAAGGCTCGCCCTGCGTTTTGGCTTAGTCCATCCTGAAACCACCCACTATGAGCCGACATAAAGTTAGATGGTTTGTTATGGATATTTTCATCGCCAGCTGTCATTGATTGCGCTAAAAGTCCTTGATAGCTCAATCCATCCGCATCATAGCTTTCGATAACCAATTCGCCAGCACAATTAAAACCCCCAACATAAACGCTTGCCATATACCACTTGTTAGCCACCACATTAACAAATTGTCTTGATACATCAAGCCAAGCGCCTTTATCTATAAGGGTGTTAAACTGCTGTGATGTGCCGTTAATTGCGATTAGCCTCCAAGCTTCGTTTTTCTCACCTTTTGGAAAATACTGGTTTTTATTATACGTACGCTCAAATGCCGACGGTACTGGACATCCCGCCCAATCGCCTCCGGTTGCACCAAACCCAAACCAACCATAACCGTCATTGTCAAATATTGGGTTGTATAATAGGTTGCCGCCAAGCCCAATAGCCATTTTGTCAGCAGTAATCTGCCCTGCTGCCATGTGTTCAGCTCGTACTGCTCCAGCTTGTAAAGCACCCGCTCCGATTGTATTAGCTCCAATCTGATTAGCTTGTAGAGTGCCAACTAATTGAGTTGTCTTAATCTGGACGCCGTTTATATCAATTCCATTTTCAAGGTATCTGCTACCGTTCCACGTGTATAGTTTCCCGTCTGCGGTGTTATATACCTGTTTGTGTCCTTGATATTCGCCGGTATTTAAACCATTAACCGTCTTGATTAAGTCAAGGTTTCTGGCTGGTAGAGCTGTGTCGATAACTTCGTTGACGATATTTTGAGAGAGTTTTTTGTTTAACACCTCTAACTCTGCATCAATATCTACCGCACTTTCGCCACGCAGTCCGCTTTGTTGGCTAAATGGCCCAACATTTACGCCTCGAGTATGTCTCAACCAGTAATATCTAACCTGTTTAGCTCCAACCTCGTGCGAGTACATCTTGGCGGTAACTCTTGTTAATCGTGTAGCGGTTTTAATATCGTCCGTTTCGCTAACAAAAATCTCGGTTGCCGTGGCATCATTAATCCAATCCCATTCGATTGTAATGTTACCTAGCCCACCCGTTACTCTTACACCTGTTGGCGCTGGAGGTTTATCAATAACAAAGGTTTGCGTTCTTTCGCTTAGGACTTGGCCTCGCTCATTTTTAACCAAGATTACAACGGTATATTCGCCATTTTCTAAACCGTCTAGGTTGAGATTTGGCGATGTTTGACCCAGTCTAATATCATACAACGCACCGTCTTTATAAATGCGAAAATCATACTTAATGACACCGTTACCGCCTGTTACATCGCCAGCAAATGAAACACTACCATCGGAATTAACCGTTACACCGATATTGCTTACCTGTGGTGCAGCAAGGATTGATGTTGCTTTTGGCTCAAACTTCGCACCGTTATCAACAATCGCCTCTTTCTGTGGTTCGTGCTGTAAGGCTGTAATGGTATATTTGCCTTTGCTTTCCTCTTTTACAGATAGAGCCTTAAACAATTGGCTTGTTACCTGTTGAGTGCTTAACGACCATACACCGTAAGCCTCTAGCCCTGCTGGCTCTTGGTCTAAAGTAACTTCGGCACCATTTACAGATACAATCTTAATATCTTGATGTTTGGCTTGAGCGTTGATATAGCTAAAATAACTATTGCCATTGACTGAGATTTCTCGATCTAGGGTAACTTTTTTACCATTAACCGCTAAAACTCGACCGCCAACATTGGTGCCTGCGTAATGCGTATCAGCGACTTTGATAATATCGCCTGGCACATGCATTAAGCCTTCTACACCCACTGTAAAAGTGACAGTTTTGGTTTCCAGTTTTTCGGTTTGTAATAACCATAAACCTGTGCGGTGTGCTTGGCCTCGAGAGGTGCAACCAAAGGCGGTGATTTTCTTAACGTTTAAGCCATTTCTGCGGATTGATTCATCATCAGAAACGTATTCAATCGCCTTTTCATAACCGTTATCCTTGTCTGCGTATTCGACTTGGATAGCATTGTGACGGGCTTTCTTGGCTGAAAAAGTATAATTAAACTCGCCTTTCTCTACGTTTGCGTTTGTGTAAGTCCAAACTGGATCTGACGGTCTATCCATTACAACTGTTAGCTGTTGACCGTTCCACACTGGTATTGCCCTAAAGATTGAGCAAATATCATTAATTACATCATAAGCAGAGCGTTGCTCAGTTAGCCAAGCATTACAAGTAAATCTTGGCTCTTGGCCACCGAAACCGTCTGGTACTAATTGGTCGCAATATTGCGAGACTTGGTATAATGCCCATTTATCCGCACCGAACTCACCTAATCTATTGCCTAATCCGTAACGTTTACTTGTGACAACGTCATATAAAATCCAAGCTGGATTATCGGTCCAGTCAGTTTTAAAAGTGCCGTCCCACATTCCAGTATATTTTCTGGTGCGTGTGTCGTAATTACTCGGCACTTTTACTCTCAGGCCTAATAAGTCATAGGTGCGAGCAGGGATATTGCTAAAATACTCAGAGTCAAACTTAACCCCGATTAAGGCTGTGTTTGGATAAGTAAACTCCGTGTCGATAATCTCGGTGTAACTCGACCAAACGGTATTATTTTGAAGTCTCTGAGACTTGCTATCCTCCGTTACTCGCTCAACCTTAACGGTAAACGGGACTTGAGGCAGATTGTCAAAAGTGTGTTGTTGTAAATATTGAGCGCTGTATTTACCGCTAATTGAGACTGGATAAGATTGAGAGCCGATAGTAATAATAAGCTCTACCGTTGTTCCGCTTGTGTCGCCATTTTCAGACTGGCTAAAGAGAGATTGGACACCAATAGTTAATCTCAAACGAGATACCTTGCTATCTGTAACAGTTCGTGTAATTGGCAAATTCTTTCTAACCTGAGTTCCAACGCTGACCTCTTTTTCCGAGGTATTAAAACCAGCGATTACATCTTGAACTTGGCTACCTACTCGCCCCTCTAATTGGACGTTGTTAAAATTATAGGAGCCGTCTTTGTTTTGGACTGGAGTATTATCGAAATAGACGGATTTCATTCCGTCAGCTAAACCCTCAACCTCACCCTCAGAAATAACTTCAACAATTTTGACAAGCTGTTTACTTCGGCCTGTTTCTTTAGCTTCAACAGGCGTATGACCGCCACCGCCACCTTTACCCATTGTTAACTCCTATTTCTAAATCGTGGTACCATTTTTCCTTTCTTATCTTCTGGAGGTTGTCGCTCAATATCCATCGTCTCAACACCTTGAGAGATAATCAGTGAGCCAACTCTAATCCGTCCATAAGCGAGAGGCATTGGTCGACCTTGAGCGGCCATATTTGAAAGATTTGAAAAGCTGGTTGATTGTTTTCTTTCGGCATCTTTGCCAGTTGACATTGGCGGCATCTTGGTTAGCATTTGAGCCACGCCACCTGCAACCATTGCAATACCTGCACCGACAAGATAATATTGTTGAAATACTGCACCAACAACAACCATCACCGCACCAACAATCGTTTGAAATAAGCCTGCCTTTTTCGATCCTTTTAAAACTGGCGTGAAGTGAACCGTTGAATTATCTTTTAAATGTTGGTTTAACCCTTGCTCAAGATAGCGATTGTCTAAATACTCTTGCCCAACTCTCACGGTAAATAAGCCTTGTTGGATAAACTGTCTGAGCTTTGGGATTTGACTTGTGAGAGCTTGAACGACTTCGGCGGGCGTTTTGCAATCTAGCCTAAATTTAGTTCCAAACTGTTTAAGGGAACCATAAAATCTAACGTTGACCATNNNCCCGTACTTTTCCATATTGTCTAAGTAGAGATTTAAACCCTCTTCCCACCAATAATCTGGGCGTTCAAAATCTGGCAATTCACAGCCTGATAGGCGGTAAAAGTCTCTGAATAGCGTGTAGCAATCCGTTTCACCGTGATTGAATTCTCGACCGATTAAAAATGGGATTTTTGGGAAAATATGGATTTTCTCATCACATACCAACCAAAAATCTAACTGGCTGTAGAGTTGAGTTTGTAAGTCTGATTGAGAGAGTTTAGGCTCGCCTTGCGGGTGTGAATGAACCAATGCCACAATCTCGCCTTTCTCACTTGTCGCAATGTAATCTTCTGGCGTGATTTCAAAGTGATTTTCCTTATCTTCCGCCACGTTTTCGCAAGGTATAAAGACTTTTCCACCACCTACTAAAACAACAAAACCACAGCTTTCCTGTGGTTCTTTTGATTTCGAGTAACAAATTATTTCATTGTGTAGCTTTCCGTCCATCGCTTACCCCAATTTATCAACGCTAACAAATCCACCATAATTGTGCGTGTTGTTTCTTAACTTACAGCCAGTCAATAAACCACTGCATTTATCCTTTTTCGGGTCGGTTGTCGGCTGGTCCTTTTCATCCGCCACCGCTCGCCCTGTATAACCGCACTCAACGCCACGATACAGCCAATTACAAGTAGAGGTGATCATTCGTCCGATTAATGCGTTATCGGTCTCTGACGGTAAAGCGAGAGTAAATTGAGCTACGTTTCGATTGAGTGAGGATAGCTGCTCAATCAAGAAATAACTTAATACTTCTTGTGAAGGATCGGCTTGTTTATTTCCGTCCACGAAGTTCACAGCATCGAGATAGTGCATATAGACTAATCTTCGTCTAACTACACCGCCTAAACACTGCTCAAAACGATTACAAAGTGCGGTAATAAATCCACCGACATTCCCTAGTGTTAATGTCGGTCGGTTGCTTGGGCCACCGCCTGACATTTCAAAACCATCTGCTTTTACAGCAAATGGCTCATAAGTCTTGCCTTGCCATACGATGGATTGTGATTTTTCATTTTTACCGGCATAAAAACGATATAGCTCACCGTTTATACCGTCCGCATCTTTTAAGCCTCGCAAATCCACTTCAAATAGCTCAATTAGTGCATTTTGCTCTAGCTTGGCAAGGTCTAACTTGAATTTATTGCTAATTAGTTGTGGCATTATTTGCTCCAATAAAAAACCGCACTAAGATTTCTCTAAGTGCGGTTTATTTAATTTCTGTTATATGACTTTCTCTAGCTCGTCTAAGAACTCGCTTTGACATGTACCTGACAGGTATTCAAATTGCATATCAAATATATCCCACTCATAAACAATTCGCAGGAAAGATAAAGGCTCAAAAAACTGATCTCTAGGGCTAGGTTGATTGATTGCGTGGATGAATTGCTTAATGGCTAAATCAAAATTTTCATCACTATCTTTTAAGCAGAATGCAAAATCCATATAGTAACGAAAAATATCTCTCACCTTGTCATTAATAACAATATCGTTAACTTCCCTAACTTTAACGCCAAAAGCTTGCTCATAAAGTTTTACTCTTTCTTTAACGACTTCTGGACTTATCTCTTTTATATCTGTCATTTTTGCTCCACTACTTGATGATAGCTGCATTATAACGTATCTACGGGACCTCAACAAAACTACAAGTAAACTCAGTGAAGTTTAAATCCATTTTAGCTGGCCACTTACTGCAAACAGCTTTAATATTCTTGCCTGTATATGGGTCTTTAAAGAAAAAAGGATGAATTCCTTTGTGTCTTTTAAAGAATTCATCCACTTCTAGACGGTCTTTGTTTTTAACCTTAACCGATACAGAATAAGAACGGAGTAAACTATTAATGCCTTGTAGCTGGCGTTGAGTATATCCATCGCCAAATTCAATAGCGTTTACTGTCGGCTCATTATCAATCTGAAAATCAGGTCTAATACACCATTTAAATGTTTCCATATTTACCCCTAAGTAAATACGCCACCAGAACGCATATTATTTGAAATAATACCGTTAGTTTCGTTTCGTGCTATTTGACGGATTAGCTCTACTGTAATTTCTGTTTCACCGTTACGCTGTCTTTGCTCAACGCTTGCATTAACTGGCTCGCCATTATTAATCACTTTAACAGAAATACTACCGCCTGCCATTGGCCTATAGCCGGTTGACGGAATGGAGCCTACTGCTCCACCTGTGGCATATCCACGACCATAATTAAGATGGTTAAGAAAGCCAATCCCCAATCTCGATGTTGCTTCTTTAGTGATAACGTACTCGCCACGATGAACCACGCCAGCAGGTGTATATTTGCCACCATCGCCAGTATAACCACCACTAGCAAAACCAACATAGCCACCATCGGAATAACCAAAGGCACTTGCGGCCGACTTAATGGCGTTAAAAATCATCATCTTCACAATCATTGATGAAATATCTTTTAAGATTGATTGAGCTAATGAGCGGAAGTCTGCTTTGCCTGTTACAACAAAGTCAGTTAAAGCATCAGACATCCCATTGAAAGCGTTTTGAGTGATTTGAGAGATATTTCCAGCCACGTCACCAACAGTGTCTTGAATTTGGTTTACACCGTCTTTAATGCCAGCTATTGGATCTGATTTTCTCTGATTTTCAGTTTCCTGAATAACCGCTCTACGCTCTTTCAGTTTTGCAATTTCTTCATCGAGCTTAGCGATGTTTTCTTGCGACATTCCGATCTTCAATCGAGCTGCCTCAAGGTCTAATTGATGATTGTATTGGATTAATTCTTGCTCTTGTCTTGTTTTGCCAAGCAGTTCAAGCTCAAATTCCATTTCTCGCAGTTTTTCGCCGTTATCAAAGGCGAATTGTGCGATAGCTACGCTCTGTTGTGCTGCATCAATTTGAGCCGCCATATCTTTCAGTTTAGCCAAACCATCAGCACCAAAATGAGCGTATTTCTCGCCATTTGTTGCGATGTCTTGAGTGATTTTGTTAAGCTCCTGATATTGGCTGACTTGACCGAATACAGAAATATCTTGAGTGTTAGCTCGAATTTCTGAAAGTCTGCGCTCCATTTCGCTTAGTTGATCTGTGAACTGCTTCACATAATCAACTTTAGAACCGCCTGATTTTTTAGCTTTTTTAGCCGCCTTAGCTTCAGCTTGAGAGCCCAATAAAGCAAAGTTACTATCAACCACCGCAGAAAAATCAGCGGAATCTTTTTCAAAACCGCTATTTAATGCGTTATCTTCCGCTTGTAGTCTGCGTTTCTTGGTTGGGTCTTTCTCTTTATTGATCGCAATTTGGCGATTGTTTCGCTCGATTAACTTTGTCGCCTTATCGCTTAAAGCATTTTGAACACTAAAACCTAGAGCGTTGAACTGGCTTGCTACCAAAATAGCCATTGCACCCATTCGCTCAACCGCACTTGTAATAGATGCCGCACCGCTTTCA